ATGGAAGGATCTCAATGGCAACGGATTTTCAAAGGAGCCAGATGTGAATCTACTCGCTCTCTTTGCCGTGCGCACCGATGAAGAACCCAGGAACGACGAGGTTCTTGAGAATAACGGCCCACTCGAGGAATATATACGCAAGTATCTCGAAGGTCAGGAGCGAACACGCATCAAAAAGGTTCAGCGTCATGATCACGACGGGTGGTTCGCCCAATCAGACTCCAAGTATTGCGAAAGAATCCACAAGGGTCACAAGTCAAATCACTCGTGGTTTTCCATACGTTCAGGGCGCGTGTCCCAGCGATGCTTCGACGAAGAGTGCCGCGAGTTCAGGGGTCAGGAACATATTCTTCCTCCATCATTAGTAGAGCAACTCAATGACGTTGCTATTGTGGGTAGTCCTTCTTGTAGTTTTCTTGTTGATTTCCTTTCCGATGGGCCCAGTCGCACGTTTCAAGAAGTACAAAGAAAAGGTCCACAAGTACTCGGGTCTGGACCCAAAGAGCTGGGAAAGATTTTTGACAAATCTCCAAGAGTTCGAACGATTGGCTTCAACGACCCAACTTGATGAATCAGCCGCGTCCCTCTACGCCTGTATCGAGGACATCAGGGACATTGGAATGGGAATCAGAAGGGCGGATGATTCAGAACACCAAGAGGCTCTAGACCAAATTGCAAAAGAGCTCGGTTACGAGGGCGAGTTTATTATAAATCAAAACGCAATTTCCAAGGGTATACAATTCTTCCCAAAGTACTTAAACGAATCACTCGTAGACTACCCAGATGGTCGCGCAGAAGGCCCCTTCCCAAGACGCCGTGCAGACACCTGAGCCTCTCAGGCGTTCATCGCGCGTCCCCAGACCCCCCGTGCGCTACGAACCCGTCGAGCAGGTTGAGGACGATTATGCAGAGGACGACTACGATTCGGACGAGTCAGACATCAAAACAGATGAGGAGATTGACGCCAACTCAGATGAGGACGCTGATGATGAAGAAGATGCGGATGATGATGGAAATCTAGATGGATTCGTTGTGCCAGATAAAAGCGACAGTGACTCTGATTGTACAGAGGATGGAAAACCTCCCGTTCCTATCAAAAAACGACCAGCCGTCCCAGTCAAGAAACGGCCCGCCGTCCGAAAGTGATTGGCCGCAGCAGCAGCAGGTCCACGAGCCTCTCCCGCGCGTTTTTCACGACGGGGTAAAGGACCCGCTTGATTTTCTACGAGGTGTGAACCCGATCGGGCTCATTTTGATAGGTATCGTTATTGGGACAATCATAATCAGTATGCGTCCAATTGTAATTAACGGGGCGAAGTAAATCACCCAAGTCCGAAGGACAGGCAGGAGCAAGGGGCTCCTTCGGAGCCTGTTCTTGACTCAGGTTACCATGTACAAAACTGCACTCCCAGAACTGGCGTCCGCGCCAATAAAATCACCAATCGGGCCCGTTCGTTTCACACGTACGTCCTCCTGGATAAAGCCGATCCATGGGTTTTCCCGCGTCTGATCGGCTGGCTCCATATCTCTGAATACATCAAACTGATTGTCATAAACGGCAACAGTTTGAGATATTCTCGCGGGTGCTGGTGGGAGCCTCTTGTAAGCAAGGTACAAGAGGAACAACACGACACCAACCGCGATCAATTTAAATAACATTATTAATATGTAGCAACATTTTAGGCGTCGGGGACCTCCTCCTCCTCGACAATTGGCTCCCGGGTCTCTGCCGCCCGGGCAGCCTCCTCAGCAACCTTGGCGTCCTCGGCCTCCTTGCGCCGCATCACCTCGGCCGCAACGCGAATGTCCGCCTTGGCGACCAGCTCCTCGATAGAAGCCTCTGGGAACTGCTTCTTCAAGTCGTCGAGCAAATCAGCCGGGTGAGGAATTGGCGGCACGTCTGGCTTCGTATAGTACTTGCTGTTCTCGTCTCCGGGCATAATGTAGGGCGTGTCGCTGCCCTCCAGAGGCTTGGCCGTCATGTCGCGCTTACGCTTCTCGAACATGGCCGCAGCAGCCGACTGACTCTTGCGGTAGTTTACCATAATCTCCTCGAGCTTGTCGTTCTGGTAGTGAACGTCCTCAATCTCCTCGCGCTTGGGAGGAATCAACAGCCACTTGTACATGTCAACCACGTAAATGTCAACCACGGCGTCATCCTTCTGGAGACGCTTGGCATGGGTACCCGCCTCCTCACGAGTTGGGAAGCAGCCACGAATCTTCAAACCCAGCTGCTCATTCTTCTGAGGCAAATCAGGGCCCACAAACGACACACACGCAAAAAGCTGTCCTGGGACAGTCATGAAATCTTGCTCTAGAGAACCCATATAAAACTAACAAGCGTTTTTCTTTTAAGTCTAGAAACGCAAATGGAAGATCTTCGTAAAGCTCACAACAACTATAAACGTAAATTGATCGCGGAATGGGTTCGGCCTCAGTCACACGTTCTCGACTGTGGGTGCGGCCGTGGCGGTGACTGGTGGAAGTGGAAGGCTGTCAACGCCCGTGTCTCCGCCATCGACCCAGACGAGGCGTCCCTGCTGGAAGCCGAGGAGCGTGCCCAGGAAATGCAGTTTGGGGTCTGGTTCCTGGGGAGGGGCGATATCCGTCAAGCGGCGTTTGCCGGACCCTACGATGTGGTCTGCTACAACTTTTCACTCCACTACATTTTTGAAGATGAAAATACACTTGCAGAATCGCTCAAAGCGATCAAAATTGCCCTGAAGCGTGGTGGCCTCCTCATAGGAATCACACCTGAAAAGGAACGGGCCGAGGCAATGGCTGATGAAAATGGCTACTTCCTAGACAATTTGGGAAATGAATTCAAGATTGAAAATGAAAAACTCCACGTCCGGTTGGCAGGTGGCCCCTTCTACGCTGACGGTCCCAAGGAGGAGCCCCTTCTGGATGGATCGATTTTGATTCAGAAATTGAAGGATATGGGCTTTGACCGACTTGCATGGGACCCCATGGTATCCAGGCCGACTGGATTAATCTCGGATTTATACACAAAATTTGTCTTTGTAAATGCTAGAGATGTGGTGGGTATGGCTCCTAGTGGCCGCCTTACTCCTACTGTTTTTGATTCTCACTAATTCAGAACCAAAAATGCTCACAGAACTGAAGAAGCGGTACTTCAAGACGGTCGACATTCTACGTGACTCTGGGGATCCACTGTGGAAGCCGGTCCTGAAACCCGCAATCATTACTGGAATAGACGGGAAGAAGGACGGGGTGATAGGTTCCAACGTGAACAAAGGGTACGAAATTTACATCTGCCTGGATGGAGACGATGTAAATTCAGCTTTTTATGTGCTCATTCACGAACTCGCACACATGACTGTGCCAGAGTACGATCACTCACTTGCATTTTGGGAGAATTTTGAAAAACTCAAGAAGATTTGTATTGATAATGGACTGTATGTAAAGTCGGGGACGCGTCAGTATTGTGGGGATTCGGTGAGAGACTAAGACCAAGAGAGTCGCGTAGCGACTCCCCCTTGTGATCCCGCCGGTGCCACTACGGCTCTGACTTAGGTTCGGTCCCCCAGAAACTGCCGAGCAAAGTAGAATATGATGGCTGCAATCAGAGCCGAAACCGCCATACCCGTCACAGACAGGTCACCAGAGTCGCCCAGAAACTTGGGCACCATCGTGCTCAGTTTGCCCTGAACCGGCTTGGAGAATGCAATCACCGCCGCCACCCCCGCCAGAGCCGCATAGTACTGCTCGTCCGTGAGGCCCAGTGGGTTCTTGGAGGCGGCACCACCCTTGGAGCCGCTCGACGCCTTGGCCTTCTGGGGGGGCGCCTGCTCATAGGCAGATCCCTGAACCTCGTCCTGCATCATCTGACCTGGACCAGGCATCACATCTTCAATCGACGACGAAAACTCCGCCATTTGAGATTCGTCTAGGTTTTTTTCGGGAGAAGGCTCTCGCACCAGACCAGTCGGGACGCCTCGCTGAGCTGGCGGCTCGACCGGTGCCGAAGCCGATGCGACTGGAATAGGCGCCGACATTTCCGACACATTAGGGTCGTACGTCAACATCTAATTTTGGTTATGAAAAGAAAGATGCACTAACTACGCGCCCCCGATTTCTTGACAATCACCGTCCCTCCCCTTCTCTGTGTCGCTGGTGCAAGGGGCTGAGCAACCGCCCTCGGATTATAGTGACGCTGATGGTACTGCCAAAAGGCTGGGGATCCCACGTGGAATCCACGACGGAGGGGCGCCTTGTACCAGAAGACGCAATCCGTGATTCGGTTGCTCTTGGAGGTGTTGTCGAGCACGAGGCACTCGTAGTTTTCAGTACAGGCGTCCATGACCTGAGCAAACTGGTCGTACGTCGGAAAGACTCCAAAGAACGCCTTGTACAGGTTCTCGCGGTTCTGACGAACGTTGTCTCGCAAGGCGAAAACGTAGTCCACATTCGTGCGAATCATGGGCGTCATGTCCATGCAGTACTGAGTCGTCATCATGAAGAATATCTTCCAGTGGCGCCCATTCATAAACAGCTGACGAATACACACGTCCCTCATGAACGCCCTATCATACATGCAGTCGTCCATGAGGATAAACACGGGATTGCACTTCCCAGCCGCCAGGAGCTTCTTTTGACGCTCGATAATCTTCTCAAGCGCCTCCTTGTTGTAGTCTCCGTAGACGAACAGGTCAGGAATGAACTGCTTGTAGTATCCGTTGCCCTCCTCAGTTCCTGACATGGCGATTCCGGCTGGGATATTCTTTTTGTGCCAGAGAATGTCCGTCACAAGGGTACTCTTGCCTGTGCCACGCTTTCCTATAAAGACGCAAACTTTGTCGTCCGCCATCTTGGACGGATCGAACTTTCTGAGCTGCTTTCTGAGCTGAAGCGTCATATCTGGTAAGGCCGCAGGACTTATTTATCGCGTAGCGCCGCGGACTAAGACCGAGAGAGTCGCGCAGCGACTCCCCCTCGTGATCCCTACGGGTGTAAATAACCTCAAAGGAAGGGCGCCTTCGACGCCCTCTTTTTTCCTGCGAACTTATTAGGAATGTCCGCCGGTTACATCCAATTGGCGGCCATCGGTCAACAGGATGCATATCTCACAGGACAACCACAAGTGACTTACTTTTCAGGAATGTATCGCCGTCACACCCCCTTTGTCCTCGAAGCCTATGACATCCCCTTTCTGGATCAACAAGTCGGCTACGGCCAAAATAACATTTGCCGAATCCCTGCAAAAGGAGACCTCGTCCGCGGCCTTACTTTAAAGTTGACCCTACCGGCTCTCAATAATCCCGGCGCCGATTGGACCTGGCCAACCCCCCCTGCCCCCGTCACGAACAACCCACACATCCGATTCATAACCCCGTCTACCGGTGGTGCGAGTACGACCATTACCTCGACCCTCTTGGTCCCCTCCTATTCTACAAACAATGCTCCTCAGTGGTTCACTTCCTTCTCGCCCTTCATAGATTACAACTACGCCTTTAATAAATTCATTTTTAGTAATTGCGCATCCATCGAAGTGGAAAATTCCACCGCCCCCCTCGCCTCTGGTGTGTTTTTTGGTCTCGACCCCAAGGCGTACACGAGCATAAACCCCGTGAGTGGTAATCTCATTTACACCGTCAACAGCACCTCTAATTTACAGGCAAATTCAATTTCTCCGTCCAATGTCTCTGCAAATTTCATATCGACCGTAACCAGGGTGGGCGACTTTACCCTTGAACAGGCGGGGTGGGTCCAGTCTATAGGCGCTCTCGCCGCAGATACCAAAACGGGATTCTTCGCGTACCTTAATCAACCCTATAACATATCTGGTCAACAGTTTTTGAATTTCAATGAAATATCTGCAAATGGTGCATATTGGACGGTAGTAGATCAGTCCTCTAAATTTAAAATAACGACCGGCGGTCGCTTAGAGTTCACGACTGCTGGATTTTACTCTCTGAATGCGGGGTTCGAGTTGGGAGCCGGTTCTATGGCCACCTTTAGTTATGGGTCGAGCACAACAGAAGCCATCGAGGGCGGAGGGCCCATCAATCCAAACTTTGAATACACGTACACGTTTCGCGTGTCTCCCGATCCCTCCATGCCCGTCGTCATCCCCGTAAACATCACCAACACTGCAAATACGTATTACTTTTACGTTACGAGCACAGGCAGTCAAATTCAAGACGATTCGTACATCTCCATCTATCAAGTCGATGACATTTACAGAATCACCACAGATATCGTCATGGACGCAAACCCGTGTCGTCTTCAGCTGTACAGTAACGTCTCGAGCCCCAGCAACATCTCTGTTACTCTCTCCCCCAATTCCATAATAAATTTCGCAAATAAAGGCGAGTACCTGGTGACGGGCGTCTTGTCTCTGGATAGCGGCTACGTGTCCAATGTTTCCATATTGGAGGGCTCCAATCTCGAGTACCTATATGACATGTCCGCCCAGGGTCGCGACCCTACCTTTGCATTCACGCTGCCCGTCATAGTTTTCTACCCGACTCGCAACTATACCATAAACATAGCGACGACAAGCACAACCACGATCCTTGCAAATAGCTATTTCGTCGTGAATCGTATTGGCGTTTCCACGGGAGCAGTACCAGACACCGTCGTTTTACCCGATAACGGTCTCACCTTTCAATCAAACGTCACGACCCTCACGAGTCCTTTTGATTTTACTGAAAATTTCACATCCAACGGCGCCTCCAACCTCATATCATTTACACAGGCAGGTTTCCAGTTTAGCAATACAGGAACGTACATGCTCACCGGCGCCATCTGCACAGCCGATCCAGTCACCAGCATCACGTTCGGCTCGAGGACGTACCAGGTTGGCGTCGGTCTCCTGCCCCCTTACACCTTTCAGGTTCCTCTCATCGTCTACAATTTATCGACAACGTACCCCGTGTCTGTAACCGTTTATGGATCTACGGCCGCTCCAAACATATTTTCAAATACATTCATTTCCGTGTATCCCATCACAACTTCGTTTATACAGGCGTCGACCCAGACCTATGCATATTACGATTCGGTGGGGACGTGGGCGATCAAGACGGCCGACCTCAAGATTGGAGGTCAAACGGTCCAGTCCCTGACTGGCGAGTTTATCGAGTTGTGGAACGATCTCCATATTCCGTTTGAAAATCAACCAGGTCTTCAGGTTCTCACGGGCAAGAACGATACAGGCACCACCATAAACCCTCCCGGGCGAACATATTTCGTGAATTTGCCCTTTTATTTCTACGGAAATCCGTCGCTCTACTTGCCGCTCGTGGCGCTCAGCAGACACGACGTGGAGGTGCACGTCACCTTCAGGAACTTTAACGAGTTGACATCGGTTGCGGTGACCAATCCGACTCTGGGGGCCACCATCATCGTCGACTATGTGTACCTCTCGGATCCCGAGATTCGCTGGTTCCAACAGGCGCGTCTGGATTACATGATTACGCAGTGTCAATACCAATCAATAGGCCTCTTGGCTGGTTTTCAGAATGCCGTGTTCAATTTGGACTTTAAGAATCCTGTTCGGGAGCTGTTTTTCGTGATTCAACCCACAATTCAGGCACCATACGACTACTCGAACAATGCAGTTGTGAGCTTCGGACTCAGCTTCAATGGTCAAGAGGTTTTCACGACCGACACGACCGACGCACTCTATACAGCAGATATAGAGCCGTTCAATCACTATACAAACTTCCCTCAGCGCGAATTTTTCATGTACTCGTTTACCGACAACCCAAATTCTCCAAAACCACGTGGTCAGATTAATTTCAGTCGAATCAAGCAGGTTCTTTTGACGCTGAACTGCGGCGGACAAGCCTACCTGCCCACCAAAGATTTTAGAATATTGGCTGTAAATTACAACATTCTACGAATTGCTGACGGGCTCGGGGGGCTGATGTTCAACACTTGAAATGAGACCAAGTCCGTAGGACTTGTGACCGACCGTAGGGAGGCTTTACAAAATCCATGCGGCACGGAAAAATAAAATAAATGCGTGGAGTATGGCTTCCATCCATAATGCGGCAAGAAATGGAAACTTAAATCGCGTCAGGGCGTTGCTGAACTCAGGAGCAAACATCAACACACGAGATAACGTTGGACAGACTGCACTTATACATGCCGCAACTCCTGGACACTTAGAAGTTGTCAGGTTACTCCTGAATCGAGGTGCAAACATCAACACACGAGATGATGAAGAAGGAGGGACTGCACTTATATATGCCGCATCTTCTGGACAATTACCATTGGTCAAATTACTCCTGAATCGAGGTGCAAATGTCAACGCACGAGATAATGAAGGATCGTCTGCACTTATGAATGCCGCATACAATGGAAACACAGAAATTGTCCGTGAACTCCTGAATCGAGGTGCAAACATCAACGCACGAGATATTTCAAGAGAGTCTGCACTTATGCATGTCGCATATAGTGGACACTTGCCAGTTGTCAGGTTACTCCTGAAACGTGGAGCAAATACAAACGGGATCTTGAACAACCCAAGAATGCGTGCAAACGTGAAAAACGCTATAATGAAGCACAAGGCAGGTTTGACGATTCAAAATTACAAGAAGGCTTCAAATATGCGTCGTCGTGCAGCCTCTGCAAAGGCTCTCAATAATGTCCGAACTCCTAATGGGAGACCTCTCCCTCCAAACTCAATTCGTTCAATAATGAGTATGTTAAAGTCACGGAGCCCTAAATAAATAACATCTTTAACGCTTCGAGAAGGTGAAAAGCATGAGGAACACGATGACACAAATCAGAAAAATGACGGTCCAGTTTTGCTTCGACGGACCGCCTGAACACTTGGTGGACCAGTGCCGAAGCGCCCGGTCGTAGTCAATTTCAGGCTTGTTGAGTTGTGAGTTGACCAGGTTGTGTAGCTCGACGGACCACCGGAACGGGTCGTTACGGTCAAATGGAAGAATCATGAGGTTTTCACGGAGGTGTTTGCCACACTGTTTGCACGGCAGAATGCTAGGCATTGAATCAAAAAACTGGGTCAAAGCACCCGCCTTTTCATCTGACACGTCTTTGCCTGCGCTGAGACATGCCATGTGAATCACTGACCAAAAGTAAGGACCAAACGTGGTTGGACAGATGTTCATTTTCTAATTTCGTCACAGAAAAAATTGCAGGTTGGGTGGACGCATGTCATATGACATGTCATATGTTTTTCATTATTCTCAATTATAAAACTTCTCCTTTACGAAATTTCTAGAAAAAAATCTCAGCCCAGGGTAGGATGGGTCGACCCAAGACTCAGGGTCTCGTGTGTCCCATGTGTCACAAGGACTTTTCTAGTGAACCCACTGGTACCACGTCTTTCAACAGACATATGGCTCGGAAGAACCCGTGTGTACCAGCAGAAGGTCAAGTGTATGTACGTGCACCATCGAAATTTTTCAGTAACGTGAACATCAACGACTTTGATATGATCAATCTGTGTCATGTGAATGGTCCAAATCTTGGAGGTCGTAAGGAATCGTGGATTCGAGCTATGTTACACCAGGTATTTTCACTTGATGAGAACAAATGCATAGTCCTACAGAACAAACACGATTATCCAGATATGATTTGTGTCAAGCGTCGGGGTGAGGTTGAATTGATGAACATTCATAATCTGACACTTCTGACGCTCCTCATGATGCATGAACGTCTGTTTCCGTTTCTTGAATTATCTGGGTGGGAAAAATACAACGAGTTTGAAGAATGGGTCGAATCTGTTTCTGGTGTTCACTTGGCAGATCCTCATTGGAAAGGGACTATTGAACCTCTTTCGTACTATTACATGGCAGTGAGAGACTTTCTGCGTAATTACCTGATGAACATGAAAAACAGGAGGCACCAGAATTGGATGCTGGCGAGCTCAACTCTTAAAACGTTAGAGTATTAATAGACTAATGGATGACTTATC